AGTTAAAATAACTCAGTAAAACTATAAAATGGCAAAACTCTTTGGATTTTCTATTGAGCCTAGTGAATCAAAATCAAAAACAGTATTGTCCCCCGTTCCCCCTAATAATGGGGACGGGGTTGATAATTTTATTGCTAGTGGATTTTATGGGTCGTATGTCGACATTGAAGGTGCATATAGAAACGAGCACGAATTATTAAAAAGATATAGAGAAATGGCAATCCACCCAGAGGTGGATAATGCTGTAGAAGATGTTGTCAATGAAGCAATCGTTAGTGATCTCTACGATTCACCTGTAGAGATTGAACTTTCTAATGTTAGTGCAAGTGATAAACTAAAAGATATTATTAGAAAAGAATTTAGATATATCAAAGAACTATTAGATTTTGATAAAAAATCTCACGAAATTTTTAGAAATTGGTATGTTGATGGACGTCTATATTACCACAAAGTAATTGACATCAAAAAACCAGAACAAGGGATTAAAGAACTGAGATATATTGATCCCTCGAAAATGAAGTTTGTTCGTCAAGAAAAGAAACTAAGAAAGGGTGCAGAAGGAATTGATCTTTCCAGAACTTCAGAAACAAGTAAGGTTCTATATCCAGAAATAGAAGAATACTTTGTATATTCACCAAAACCAAACTTTCCAATTGGAATGGCATCTGGTGCAAGTGGGCAGAAAGGTATCAAAATGGCAAAAGATACCGTTACTTATGTCACTTCTGGACTAGTTGATAGAAATAAAGGTTCTGTTCTTTCTTATCTCCACAAAGCAATCAAGGCACTCAATCAACTCAGAATGATTGAGGATTCTTTGGTCATCTATAGACTATCAAGAGCACCAGAACGTAGAATCTTCTATATTGATGTTGGTAATCTACCAAAAGTGAAGGCAGAACAATATCTGCGTGATGTTATGAACCGCTATAGAAATAAGCAAGTTTATAATGCACAAACTGGTGAGATCAGAGATGATCGTAAGTTCATGTCCATGATGGAAGACTTCTGGCTACCACGTAGAGAAGGTGGTCGTGGAACAGAGATCACAACTCTTCCTGGAGGACAGAATCTAGGTGAACTCTCTGATATTGAATACTTCCAAAAGAAACTTTATAGAGCACTTGGTGTTCCCGAGTCTAGAATTGCAAGTGATGGTGGTTTTAATTTAGGAAGATCATCAGAAATTTTAAGAGACGAACTTAAGTTTACTAAGTTTGTTGGTAGATTGAGAAAAAGATTTGCTAATTTGTTCAGCGATATGCTGAAAACTCAACTGATCTTAAAAAATATTATTACACCAGAAGATTGGGAAAAGATTTCTGATCACATTCAATATGATTTCTTATATGATAATCAGTTTGCAGAACTAAAAGAAAGTGAACTGATGAATGAGCGTTTAGGAACTCTTGCATCAATTGAACCATATATTGGTAAATATTATTCTGTTGATTATGTTCGTCGTAAGATTCTGCGTCAAACCGATACAGAAATTAAAGAAATCGATGAACAAATTGAGCAGGAAATTGCTGATGGTATTATTCCAGATCCAAATGCAGTAGATCCAATCACTGGAGAACCACTACCTGGTGGTGATGATTTGGGTGATATTCCAATGGAACCAGATTTGGAAGGTGATGGTGCAATCACTGATGCAAATCTTCAAAAAGACACTAAATCGGCAGAGATATAAATAAAAAATATACCTATACGATTAATTTCATGGAAGATGTTATCGATTTGATTGCTACCGACGCTTCGGCATCGGATATTAGCGACAAAATTAAGGATGTTTTGTTTAATAAGGCAGCGGGAGGCATTGAAAATTTGCGTCCAGAAGTTGCCGGTTCTATGTTTAATCCTGAAGCAGAAGTAGAAACAGAAGCCGAATCGGAGGAGTGATGGCAAGAACTTTATGTAAAGGTGCAGAGGCAGCTCTGCCTACAACAACTGGTGCCGCAGTTAGTTTTTCTGAGGCAACTGTTGTCCGTCTAGTTAATACACACAGTGGCAATCATCTTGTTACTGTTGTTGAAACGAGAAGTGGTGATGTTGTTGGTTCATTCACAATGCCATCAGGATCTGTAGAATATCTTGAAAAAAATCCCACCCAGTGTATTTTTGCTGCAAATGCTGGTGTATTGGGTGCAAAAGTAGGATTTACCGCATAAACAAATGAAACTTATCACAGAAGAAATTTCAAATATCGAGTTCATTACCGAAGGAAAAGGTAAGTGTAAGAAGTGTTATATTGAGGGTGTTTTCCTTCAGGGTGGCATTAAAAACCGTAATGGTAGAATGTACCCTACAGAAACACTTGCCCGTGAAGTTGGTAGATATAATGAAAGTTTCGTAACCAAAGGTCGTGCTCTTGGTGAACTCGGTCATCCTGACGGTCCTACCGTTAACCTTGATCGTGTTTCACATAAGATTGTTTCTCTTACTCAAGAAGGAAACAATTTTAAAGGAAAGGCACAACTCCTTGATACCCCAATGGGTAGAATCGCACAATCTTTGATTGGTGAAGGAGTTATGCTTGGAGTTTCTTCCCGTGGTGTAGGTTCGATCAAAGAAGATCATACTGGTTGTAAAGTTGTAGGTGAAGACTTCATGTTGGCGACTGCCGCTGATATTGTTGCCGATCCATCTGCTCCAGATGCATTCGTTTCCGGAATTATGGAAGGAAAAGAGTGGGTATGGGAAGGTGGAATCCTTCGTCAACAACTTGCAGAAAAGACCCAGAACCGTATCAACACTCTTGTTGATCAAAAAGCACTTGAGGAGCAAAAACTACAGTTGTTCCAGGATTTCTTAGCAAATCTATAATAATATAAATAAATAAAGATTATTAATTAATCGAAGTTCACATGTCCGTAGGTAGCAATTTACAAGAAATGGAAAACGCAGTAACCAAAGGGGCTGCTGCTGCTGAGCCAATGCCTAAGTTGGACCTGGATACTCCAGGACAACCAAGTATTGAGGATCTCGGCGGTCCTTCCCCTGAAAACTATCGTCCCGATGACGATTCAGCAAAACTTAAGACTCCTAGCCTTGCACAGGTAAAGGATGTCGTTAATAAGGGCGCTAAACCAGCAGAGGCAATGCCAGCTGGAATGAAAGAAGAGTCCGAGGAAGTCGAAGAAGATCAGGAGATCGTTTCCGAAGAAGAGACCACTGAAGAAGAGGTAGTTTCTGAAGAAGAGACTACTGAAGAAGAGGTGGTTGCTGAGGCTACCGACGAAACCGAGGAAGAAGTTCAAGAAACCGTTGAAGCAGAATTCAATGTCGAAGAAGACGTTGCTGCTCTGTTCTCTGGTGAAGAACTTTCCGAGGAATTCCAGGACAAGGCACGCACAATCTTCGAAACCGCAATCAAGTCTAAGGTTGAGGAAGTAAAAGAGCAGATTCAAGTTCAGTATCAAGCACAACTCGTTGAAGAAGTTGCTGCTGTTAAGACCGAACTTACTGAGCGTGTTGATTCTTATCTTGAGTACGTTGCTCAAGAATGGTTGGAGGAAAACCAACTTGCAATCGAGCACGGTCTCAAGACCGAGATGACCGAATCATTCCTCAATGGAATGAAGAGTCTTTTTGAAGATCATTATGTATCCATCCCTGAAGAGAAATATGATGTTATCGAGAGCATGGTAGATAAACTAGATGAAATGGAGTCTAAACTCAACGAGCAAATCGATAAGAACGTTGCTCTTAATAAGAGGTTAGTAGAGTCCACTGCAGATGTTATTTTTGCAGAGGTTGCTGAAGGACTAGCAGTCACTCAGAAAGAAAAACTCGCTTCTCTTGCAGAAAATGTTGAGTTTGATAGTGAAGAGACCTATCGTGAGAAACTAGTTACTCTGAAAAATTCTTATTTCTCAGAGAGTGCAACTAGTGCTCAAAGAAATGCTGCTGAGACGGTTGTAGAATCGACTCAAGAGCAGACTACTACCGCTGCACCTGAAGCTGGTTCCATTATGGAAGCATATCTTCAAACTCTTAGCAGAGTTTCTAAAAAGTGATTTCTAGATCATACGTAAATCAAACTAACGTTTTAAACTAAAGAGGTAATTTCAAATGCAAATGTTCAATTCTGAACAACTGCAGGAGAAGTGGGCACCAGTTCTTGATTATGAGGGAATGGATCCAATCCAGGATTCTCATAAGAGAGCTGTTACCGCTATCCTGTTAGAAAACCAGGAAAGAGAAGCACGCGAAGAGCAAGCATTCCTTTCCGAAGCACCTGTAAACGGCACTGGTTCTTCTGGCGCAACCGCAGGTTTCTCTGCTGGTGCATCTTCACCAACCGCAGGTTTCGATCCAGTTCTGATCTCCTTGATCAGACGCTCAATGCCTAACTTGGTCGCATATGACCTCGCAGGCGTTCAACCAATGAACGGTCCTACTGGACTTATCTTCGCAATGCGTTCCAAGTATGGAACTCAGAATGGTCCTGAGACCTTCTTCGATGAAGTAGACACAGGATTCTCTGGAACCGATTCCTCTGCAGCAGCAGGCGAAGAAGGTTCAGGTTATGTATCTGGTTCTGACGGTGTTTCCGTTGGTATGGGTACTACCGCACAGTCAGGCACCAACCCAGGTCTTCTTAGCCCAGATTCCAACACCACCCAACTCGCATACAGAGTCGGTCAGGGTATGGATACTGAGGACGCTGAAGGACTTGGCGAAGGCAGCAACCACTTCAACCAGATGGCTTTCTCGATCGAGAAGGTCACCGTAACCGCTAAGTCCAGAGCACTGAAGGCAGAATACAGCCTTGAGCTTGCACAGGATCTTCGCGCAATCCACGGTCTGAACGCTGAAGCAGAACTCGCAAACATTCTCTCCACTGAGATTCTTGCTGAGATCAACCGCGAAGTTATCAGAACCATCTATAAGTCGGCAGAATCTGGCGCACAAGCAAACGTTGCTACCGCTGGTAAGTTCGACCTCGACGTTGACTCCAACGGACGCTGGAGTGTTGAGAAGTTCAAGGGTCTTATCTTCCA